ATAGGATTAAAACTACTTTACATCAAAGGACTGATAGAAAAGAACATTTGGAAAGTAAAGCTAACAAGAGAAGAGCTACAGGAAAAGCGACCATCAGCAGAAGCGTACATAAACGGAGCTAAAGACACGGAGAACGACTTAAAGCAGGTGCAGTTAGCAATCATAGAGCTTGAAACAGAACTACGTTTACACGGACGAGAAATTAACAGATGTCTGCACATAAACGGAGAATTAAAAAAAAGAATTGAAGAACTAGAACACGAACTTAAATACAAAAACGTAGAATTATGAAAGAAACGGCAATAGACAAATTAGTAGGTAACATACTTACCGAAGCAGACAAGTACAATGATGATGGAGATGTAGTAGGAATTGAATTATGGAACGCTTATAAGTCGTGTATAGATTTATCCGAGTTTGTGAAGCAAGCAAATGAATTATTTAAGGAACAAATAAAAGAAGCGTACCAACAAGGATACAACAACGCTTATTTCAGTAGAGCAATAAACAAGGAAGAATATTATAATCAATTGTACGAAAACACGGAAAAAGAACAATTCTATCAAACAACATTTACTATGAAAGAAAGTAATCTATCTTTAGAAGAATTGCGTAAAACATACGACAAACTTGTTAACTCTGGAGAAAGCATAATTATTTACGTAGATAAAGACGGAAACCTAGAACAATTTAAAAAAACAAAAAATGATTAAAGAGAAAAAATTAGTTGCACTATGTGCAGTATTGCCAGTATTAGCAGACTTCATTGAGGACTTAAATGACCAATATGTTTTCAAACAAGACTTAAAACGTAAAGCTAACATACTAGCCGACGAAATTAGGAAAGTAGATTACAAAGTTTTACAGGTATATGGAGAAAAACGAGATGAAATATACGAGCAACAGGTGCAGTTACAGCTATTATTTAGACAATGGATTGACGAAACGATAAATTTAGACTGATGAATCAAAATAGAATTTTTAGAGTAATTAAATTAATGGAATATTTACAAATTAAACCAAGACCAATTTATGCAATGGTTAGATATTTACAAATTTCAGAACGATCAGTTTATCGTTATTTAAAAATGTATGAAAAATTAGGATATCAGTTAAACAAGGATAACTTTAATAAATATTCAATCACTAAATTACCGTTATGAGATGTAAAAACTGCAAACAAAAGTTTGAACCTATCAGATTCAATCAAAAATATTGTTTACAACATGAATGTTTAAAAGCTGCTGTTGTAGATTTCCAACAAAAACAATGGAAAGAAACAAAAAAACGAATGAAAACAGAGTTAAAAACTACACAGGATTGGTTAAAGGAAGCACAGACAATATTCAACAAGTACATCAGATTAAGGGATGAGGGGTTAAATTGTATTTCTTGCAATAAACCAATACGAAAAGGAAATGTGGATGCAGGACATATGTGGAGTGCAGGAGGTCATAGCAACCTGCGTTTTAATGAATTTAATGTTAATGCTCAATGCTCAAGACCTTGCAATAAAGATAAGTCAGGTGATATAAATAATTACAGGTTAGGATTTATAAAAAGATATGGAGCAGATAAATTATCTGATTTAGATTCAATAGCACATATAGAAAGAAAGTTTACGAAAGACGAGTTAAAAGAAATTATAAAAAAATATAAAGATTTAGTGCTAGATATGAAATAAAGTTATATCTTTGTATAAACAAAAACCAATTTATTATGAAACATTTATTTAAGTCGTTGGCTGCGTTCCAACAAGAAGTTCCTGTCATCCACAAAGCAACACAAGGCTATGGATATTCCTACTCTGACTTACCGAAAATCTTTAGTGTAATCAATCCATTACTAAAAAAACACGGATTAGGATTCACTCAGTTAATTAACGAAGGAGATGTATTAACAATTCTCTTCCACGTAGAATCAGGAGAGCAAATCCAAAGTTCAACTACTATTCCTCAAAACGTACAACTAAAAGGAATGAATGACTTCCAAGTTTTAGGTTCTGCAATCACTTACATTCGCAGATATGCTATTAGTGCAATGCTCGGATTAGTTACAGACAAAGATACTGATGCAGGAGGAGAGCAAGTAAAAAACGAACCAAAGAAACAAACCTTAGACGCTAAGAGATTCCAAGACGCAGTCAAAGCAGTAACGGAAGGAAAGATAACACGTGAGTCTTTAGAAAGCAAATTTCAGTTAACAGATGGTCAAATCGATATATTGAACGCACTATGAAAGTTAGATGCTCTGCTATAGGAAAGATTATGAGTAGTCCGAGAAACAAATCGGAGTTGCTTAGTCAAACTGCAAAGACTTATATCCACGAATTAGTCTTACAAGATAAATACGGAATCAGAAAAGAGTTCAGTTCACGTTACACAGACAAAGGAAACGAAGTTGAAAACGAATCTATCAACCTAGTAAACGAAGTGCTTGACGTTGGATTCATTTACAAGAACGAAGAACACTATCAAAATGATTGGATTACAGGAACACCTGATGTAAACACGGAAGAAGTATTGTTAGACGTTAAAAGCTCTTGGGATGGTTCTACCTTTCCATTCTTTGAAACTGAAATACCTACAAAGGATTACTTCTACCAACTGCAAGGATATATGTGGCTAACAGGTAAACAACAATCAATGCTATGTTATTGCTTAGTTGACACACCTGAGTTAATGGTTGAGGATGAGATTAGACGTACCCATTGGAAGTTAAACCTAATGGAAGAAAGTTTAGACTTACGAGACGAAATACAGAAGAAGCATATCTTCTCACACATTCCAAAGAATCGACGTGTGAAAGTCTTTTATGTACAGAAAGACGAAGCAGTGATTGAAAGAATCAAAGAACAGGTAGAGCTTTGCAGAGAGTATTACAACACCTTAATAAATTTCTTATGAGTGTATTAGAATGGTTATTAAACAACTTAATTTCAGAGCCGATTTCAGAAGCTGATTTTGAACATAATTCAATGTTATGGGATAAAGCACAAAAATATGAAACGCAACAATTAGAACAAGCATATTTCGATGGTACTAATTTTGAAACTAATGGATTTGGAAATAATGCAAGTAAATATGTTAAACAACTAAAAAACGAAATATGAATCAGCAAATAGAAGATAAGATTGTTCTGCGTGTTCTTAGTCGATTCAGCGAACGTTCGCAAGTCGGAATAACCAAGTACAACACAACGTTAGAAAGAACCGATTTAAGCACGTTAGAATGGCTTACACACGCACAAGAAGAAGCTATGGACTTTGTACTTTACTTGGAACGACTGAAAGACGAATATATGGACGTTGTTAGAGAATACAAAAGCGAAAAAATTAATTAACATTTAAATAACAAGAACAATGAAAAAAGAAAAATTATCAGCAGTAGAGTATATTAAAGAGAAATTAATGTGCGATGAGTATTGGTATGAAAATATGACCTTTGACCAAATATTTGAACAAGCAGAAAAAATTGATAAAAGACAAAAACACGAATCAATTGAAAGTCAAGTTGCTATTTTAAAAGATACATTAGATGAAATGATGACTGGATTCGATTCTGAAGAAGATAGAATGGATTTCATTCTTGATATTTGTAATGGGTATAAAAAACGAATTGAAACTAAACAACAAGAACAATGAGTGAATGGAAATTAAAAAAGATAACTCTTGAGTTTAAACAAGGTTACTCTTTCAACAAAACAGAGGATAGATATGAAGGTAAGATTGAATTTCAAAATGATGAATTTGAATCGTTTTCAGTCAAAGTAACTGATGAAATGTCTAAGCCATACTTAAAGTTAATTGCAGGAGAAGTCGTAAAAAACGCACAGCAGTTAGCGGATAAATTAGAAAAATCTTTATTAACTAAACAACAAGAACAATGAGAACAGCAGTAGAAAGATTACAAGCAAAACTTTGGGAGAATAACATGTTAACTAATGAAGACTTAAAGTTATTTAAAGAAGCCAAAGAAATAGAGAAAGAGCAGATAGAAATGGCATACAAAGCAGATTTGCATCCGTGTTCTGATGAAGATGCAGAAGAATATTACAACCAAACCTTTAAACAACAAGAACAATGAAAGAGACAGAAGAAATCATACTAGACAGAGCGGATTATGTTTGCTTAGAAATACTTTCTTCATACAATAACAACTACTACCAAAATAAAGAAACGGGTGAAGTTATTGTAGAGCGATATGAAGAGTGTTCAAATACTTATGAATACTACAATTTTTCTTATGTTGAAGGTCAACCATTAACTTTTTTAGGCGCAAGTGCTGAAAGTATTGATAATGGTATTATTACAATACATACAGATTGGATTTCATAACTAAACAACAAGAACAATGAAAACAGCAGTAGAATGGTTTATCGAACAATTAAACTCTAAATATGGTAGTGATGATTTTATTATTACTCATATCAATGAAATTAATCAAGCCAAAGAAATGGAGAAGGAGCAGATTAATGCTAAAATACAAAAGGCAATTGAAAAATTTGAAGAATTACAAAGTAAAGCATCATCACTTAAAGATGTAATATATTTAGGTGGCGTATTATCCGCTTTAGAAGGAATAAAAAACGAAACCTTTAAACAACAAGAACAATGAAAAACATACATGTATTACCAAATCATATCTACATCACTGCTGATGAAGAAATTAAAGAGGGTGATTGGATGATTAGAAATAATGAGCAACCAACTTTAGTTACTCCTGATTTCTTTTGGGATTTTGGAGGTAGATATAATAAAATCATCCTAACAACAAACCAAGATTTAATCAAAAATGGTGTACAAGCTATTGACGATGAGTTCCTTGAATGGTTTGTTAAGAATCTAAGTTGTGAGAAAATTGAAGTTCAAAAATTTGGTCAAAGGATTTACAAAATCATTATTCCACAAGAAGAAGCTAAACAAAAAACAATGAAGACAGCAGTAGAATGGTTGGTTGATGAGATTGAAAAAGTATTTGTAAATCAAGATATAAAAAATACTAAAGTTTTTGAACAAGCCAAAGAAATGGAGAAGCAAAAAATTATAGATGCCTATGACCACCATAGATGTATTGGTAATTTTGAAAATGGGGAAGAATACTACAACCAAACTTTTAAACAACAAGAAAAATTAAATAGTTATGAAATACATAGTAATAGCAGTTATGTAAAAACAAAAATAACCTTTAAATCAAAATAAAATGGAAGGAATATTAATTAAAGTAAAAAATGGTTGGGTACTAACGGTAAACGACATTATATATGCAACAACTGAGAATGCACCTTATGCAAGATTATCTGCAAAAAACTGTCAAGAAATTGAACAACAAAAAGAATCTAATGATGAAGTCTTCCCTGTATTGAATGTTAAAGTTGAGTTGGAACAAGACTACTCTAACAGAAGTTGCAACAATTGTTGTTTTGATACGGATGGTAAATGTGATATTAACAAAACTAAATGTGTATCAAAAACTAATGATGATAATCACAAAGATTGGTGGGCTTCAAAGCTTGACGAAGAAGAAGATTCAGAAATCTATAAGCCTTGCTTAGATGAAAATGGATGCATAATTTTAAAACTTAAATCAGAATAATATGACAGCAGTAGAATGGTTTATCGAACAATTAAACTCTAAATATGATAGTGATGATTTTATTATTACTCATGTCAATGAAATTAATCAAGCCAAAGAAATGGAGAAGGAGCAGATTATGAATGCTTTTCATGAGGGTTGCTTTGACCAAAATGCTTGGAGAAACGAAGAATATTATAACGAAACCTTTAAACAACAAGAACAATGAAAATAGCAATGTATGACCTTGAAGGACATTTATTAGAAGTACATATTGTAAAAACAATAGTAGAACTTGAAAAACAGCTTGATATACCACAAGGCTCTTTAAATAATTGCCTTAATGGAAGTGTTTTAACTACTATCAATATGCAATTTAGAGAAGTAAAAGGCAAAAAAAGAATCATCAATAAAATAGGAGATGTAAGTAATTGCACTCAACACCATGTAAAGCCTATTCATAAATACTATGAAGGAGTTTACATATGCAGCTATGATTCAGCTACTATAGCTTCAGTAAAGAATAAAGTTGAAGTAGCTAATATCAATAGATGCTGCAATCATGAAGCAAACACAGCGGGTAGATTTGGATGGAAATATGCAATTTAAAACTAAACAACAAGAACAATGAAAACAACAGTAGAATGGTTTTATGATGAAATCAAACACATTATACCAAATGATTTTTTAGATGTATATGAAACAGCTAGAGTGAAAGAGCAACAAGAAAAGATTGAGTTTGCTTGTCAAGTTTATGATAAATACAATTTTGGTACTCAAGAAATATCTTTTAGAGGAGAATGTGAAATGTTTAAAGAAATAGCAATGAATAATGGAAAATCAGGTAAAGTAAAAACTCCAATACATCTAATGGTTGATTTATTAAGAAACTATGATTCAAAAATTGTTGAATTATTTAGCAAGGAAATACAAGAAGCAAAAGACCTTGAAATGAGTTATTTTGCTCAAGCATTTGAAGATGGAGAACACAACTACTTCTACTCCAAAAAGACGGGAGAAGATTTTGAGAGTGGTATTGAGTATTATAATGAGAAATTTAAACAACAAGAACAATGAAAACAACAGTAGAATGGTTGCAGAAGGAGTTAATACCAACTCCATATGACGAAGAAGACCTTGAACACAATAGAAAATGTTGGGAACAAGCCAAAGAAATGCATAAGAAGCAGATTATTAATGCAAGATACAATGGAAAGCAAGAAATAAGGGATTTTAAACGTAAACAATTAAATAAATATACAATGGAAAACAAGTTAAACACGGGGGCAATCTTCAAAAACACGAACAAGATTAAAGACACACATCCCGATTACAAAGGAAAGGTAAACGTAAACGGCAAAGAAATGGAAGTAGCCTTATGGGTAAAGCAAGGTAAAGCAGGCAGCTTCTTCTCTGCAGCTTTTTCAGAACCTTATGTTGCACCTGAAAAAATGGAAAGAGTTCCAGTATCTGATTCAATGGACGATGATGGGCTTCCCTTCTAATGTACATTGATGAGGTAGGATTGCGAAAGCAATTGGAGATGTTGCTTCGTACCAAAACACGGAATCAAATCGTTCAAGAGATAAAATCAAACACTGGCAGATTCCATCAGTACCAAATTGACAAGTTCTTACAAGGTAAAGATGTAACACTTTGCACAGTAGTCAAGTTAGATAACTACATCAGCAGAGAGATTTACTTAAACAATTTAGAGCCACTTTAACAGGTGGCTTTTTTATTGTTGAAAACTTTTTAGCAACTCGATTAGATTTTCATCGTAAGTTTGATTAGAATTTAATCAATGGATAAACTCACATTATTAACAAATCATCATAAAGATTGGGTCAAGGTAGTAAATACTTTTGGTGAATACTTCTACGCTGATGATATCGTACAAGAAACATATCTGAAAATTCTTCGTTTAAATCATATAGATAAGATTGTTACTACGACTATCAACAGGAGCATGATGTGGTTAGTTATACGAAGCGTATACATAGACCATTTAAGGCTACAGAAACACGAAAAAGTAAGTTTAGATGCAATATATAGTTTAAGCTATGAAGATTCGTTAGAGAGTCAGACAGCAATAAATAAAATTGATGACTTGATTGAACAAGAAACGAAGAAATGGCATCACTATGACAAGATGTTATTTGATTTGTACAGAAAAACGGAACTATCAATGCGAGAAATAGCAGAAGCTACTGGAATACATTACACATCAATATTCCATACGTTAAAGAGATGTAAGAAAAGATTACAGGAATCGGTAGGAGAAGACTACAGCGATTATTTAAACAAAGATTTTGAACTAATAAAATAACAAATGGCAAAAACACGAACACCAAGAAAGAAAGCAGAAGGACTAGGAGATACAATAGAGCAAATAACAGAAGTCACTGGTATCAAGAAACTCGTTAAGTTCATAGCAGGAGATGACTGCGGATGTCAAGCACGTAAAGAGAAACTGAACGCATTGTTTCCTTACAACAAGCCTGAATGCCTAACAGAAGACGAATACAACTACCTAAACGAATCTAAGGTACTATTCAAACAAAGCATCAAACCAACAGAGCAAGAAGCTATCTTGAACATTTACAACAGAGTTTTCCATGTAAGAAGAGAACCAACGTCATGTGCAAGTTGCTTAAGAGAAATTATTGTTAAGATGCAGCAGGTATTTAATGAATACGAAACAGAGTAAAATGAAATATTATCTCATTGACCACGGAAAAGAAATGATTGCAGAAGCAAACGTTCTAACTGACCATCTAACAAAGCAAGGATATCACTATGTTGTTTACCTTACAGATGCAGATGGATTAATGTGTGTTGAAGAGATAGACGAGAATGAATTTTTAGACCACTTTAAGAAACACAAAAACACGAAATGAAAAAGTATTATAGAATTGAATTCGGAAAAGATGTGATGCCTTATATAGATGGTGTCATTGAACAATTAAAAACTGAAGGAAATCACGCAGTATATATATACGTTCCGTTTGAAAAGTTTTTCTGTCAATCAGAAATAACGGAAGAAGAATATAAAGAACATTTAAACAGATACCAAAACACGAAATAAAAAATGGCAAAAGTAGGAAGACCAAGAATTAAATATTAATTTCTTTTAATTATGGATAAACGTAAAAATAATGGCGGACATAGCACAAAAGCAATAGGAATAGATAAGAGAAAAAACAATTATAAAACTGCTATTGATGCTGCCTTAACAGAGGATGATGTACAACTTATTTTAAGGAGATGTAAAGACATTGCTTTAAGTGAAGATAAAGACCGTATGTCAGCTTTAAAAATATTGCTAGAGTACACACTTGGAAAGCCACATCAAACAATAAGTGAGCAAATAGAGCATACGATTCAAACAATTGATATGAATAAATGGTTATAGCTAAACCACATTTAACTGACTACCAAAAAAACATTTTATTCAGTAAAGCTAGATTTACAATTACTGAAGCAAGTACCAAAGTAGGTAAAACGCATAGCCATATATTATGGTTATTTGGCAAGGCAATGGAATCTCAATCAGCAACAGGTAAAAACTATTGGTGGGTAGCCCCTGTTTATAATCAAACAAAAATTGCATTTAAACGACTAAGAAGAAATCTGTATAATGTAGATGGATTTAAATTTAATGAAACCACATTAATAATTACTTGTCCAAATGGTGCAGAGATTCATTTTAAAAGTGCTGAAAAGCCTGATAATTTGTTCGGTGAAGATGTTTACGCTTGTGTATTTGATGAAGCACCACGAGCAAGGGAAGAGGCATGGTTTGCCTTACGCTCTACTTTAACCGCAACAGAAGCTCCATGTAAATTAATCGGAAACTTTGGTGGGATTTCTAATTGGGTGCATAAGTTAAAGGAGAAATCTAAAAGTGACCCAATGTATGAATATTTTAGGGTTACTTGTTGGGATGCCATTCGAGAAGGTATCTTAAGTCAAGAAGAAGTAGAACAAGCTAGGAAAGATTTACCTGAAAAGATATTTAAGGAATTGTATGAAGCTGAAGCAAGTGAAGATGAAGGGCAGTTAATCGCTAATGAATCTATATCAAAGATATTTTCAAACACACACATTTTAGATGGCATTAAATATATTACTGCCGATATTGCACGATTAGGAAACGATAAAACCGTTATTTGTGTATGGGATGGATTAAGGGTTGTTGAAATTATAGAAAAACAAACATCTTTAGTTACCGAGTCAGCAAATATAATTAACGAATTAAAAAATAAGTACAATGTTAATACTAACAATATTCTTTGTGACGAAGATGGAGTTGGAGGAGGTGTTGTTGATATATTAAAGTGTCAAGGATTTGTAAATAATTCAAGACCTATAAAAGTTGCAGGCAAAGATGAAAACTTTGCTAACTTAAAAACACAATGTTACTATAAATTGGCGGAGTATATTAATCGCAATGAAATATATGTTAAATGTAATTCAACTGTAGAAAGATTCCTAACTCAGGAACTTGAATATGTCAGGTTGGCACGAACATTAGATGCTAATAAAATATCGTTACTATCAAAAGACGAAATAAAGAAAAACATTGGGCGTTCACCTGATTATAGCGATGCTTTAATGATGAGGATGTACTATTTAGTAAATAAAAACTATGGACAATACAACATCAGATGATTTGCCAATGATGAAAAGAGTCGTAGAGGATTATATCTATCAGCGTACAGGAAAACGGATTGTAATAGTATTCGATGATGTTATGATGATACGCAGACACTTTCAGATGTTGACCGCAGCCTACGACATTATCCTAGCGCAACAAAACAAAAATTAAATCGTTTTAAAATTATGAAGTTAGAAATCAACGTACCTTCAAGCCTAAGTGAAATTCCACTTAAACACTACCAAGACTTTCTTAAAGTTCAGGCAGATTCCAACGATGAAGAATTTGTCGCTCAGAAGATGGTAGAAATCTTTTGTGGCATAGAGTTAAAGGACGTAGTTAAAATGAAGCTCACTAGCTTAAATGAGCTTATAGCACACTTCACAAAGTTATTTTCAGAGAAACCTCAGTTTCAAAACAGGTTTAAAATAAAAGCTGAAGAAGGAGAGATTGAATTCGGATTCATTCCTGAACTAGAAGCAATTACATTCGGTGAGTATGTGGATTTAGAATCACACCTTACGAATTGGGATAGTTATCATAAAGCGATGGCAGTAATGTACAGACCAATCGTGAAAACACGAAAAGATAAATATGATATTTTACCTTATGAACCGAATGTTGACTTTCAGGAATTGATGAAGTTCGCTCCATTGGATGTGGTAATAGCATCATCTGTTTTTTTTTGGAGTTTAGGAAACGAGTTACTGCAGGCTACCCTGAACTATTTGGAGAAGGAGATGAAGAAGGACAAGAACCTATCAACGACTTTTCAGAAACAACTCAGTTTGCAAAACGATGGGGATGGTATCAATCAATTTATGCTCTCGCAAAAGGAGATGTTACACGATTTGATGAAGTTACCGAACTCAGACTTACTAAATGTCTCACCTATCTTGTCTTCGAAAAGCAAAAAAACGAAATCGAACACAGACAATTCCAACGTAATTTAAAAAGATGACAGGATTCTACGACTTACTAAATAAATTAAAAGTTCACTTTGATAGTGACCCAATTGTGAATTCAGTTACACAAGGAGACATCTTTCAAGTAGACCTAAACAAACAGACTATATTTCCACTTACTCATATCATGGTGAATAGTTCTACGTTAGGAGATAACACAATGAGCTTTAACGTATCAATTTTAGCTATGGACATCGTTGATATTTCCAAGTCTGAAGTTGTAGATGTATTCCAAGAGAATAACAACGAGCTTGATGTATTAAACACGCAGCACGCAGTTTTAAATCGTGCTTACCAACAGATGTTACATGGTAATTTATGGGATGATAAATATGTGATTGAAACAGACCCTACACTGGAGCCATTCACAGAGAGATTCGAGAACTTACTTGCAGGATGGACAATGACTTTTGACGTTGTAGTGCCAAATGAAATGACTATCTGCTGATGCAACAAAGCGAGTTACAAAACGAATTAAACAAGTTCCGTGATTACGTAGTGAGTCAGGCGAAATCTAACTTAACACGTCAAGGAAAGAACTCGTCAAAGAGTTTATATAATTCAATTAAGGGTAACGTAAAAGCAAATCCTAATTCATTCGAGATGGACTTCTCAATGGAGGAGTACGGTTTCTATCAAGACAAAGGGGTTTCAGGTATTAAAAAGAAGTACAACACGGACTTCAAATACACGAACAAAATGCCACCTGCAAAAGCATTCGATAAATGGGTAGTTCGTAAAGGATTAGCACCTAGAGAAAAAGGAAAGTTTAAAAACCGAAAGTCTTTATCATTTGCAATTGCTCGTTCAGTATATTACAACGGAATTAAACCTAGTTTATTCTTTACCAAACCATTTGAAAAAGCAATCAAGCGCTTACCTGAAGACCTAGTTGAAGCATTCGGATTAGACGCAATAAAATTATTTAATAACACAGTATTCCCAACACAAAAATAGATGTCAATTTTCGCACGTTCACCTTATATTCTAACAATCAACGAAACAGGACAGACTGCTTCTATGATTCAAATCTTCCTTTGGAATGGTAATACTACTCCAATGCCAAGTTCACCTGCGTACACGTTAAGTAAAAACATTCCTTCATCTAGCTCACCTGCTACTTACTATGACTTATCTCCTTACATTCGTGAGTATATCAGTCACAACGCATTGCAGAACGTCACAAGTGGGAATCCTGTTACTCCTGCTGCTCAATGGTGCTGGATTGGAATCAAGACTTTCAAGAAAACTACAGGTGGATTCGTTCAGTTTGGAACTACAATTACAAGAAGGTGTTATGAAGGGTACGGAAATTACACAGACGGAGCAAATCCTAATTTATTTATAGCACATCTTTCACCTATAGACTCTTACTATTACAACGATGGTACAGGGAACACAGGACACATTACAATTGAAGGAGCGAGTGGATATTCAATCAAATACACGAATCTAGTAACAGGAGGAGTTCAGACAGGTTCTTTAGCTACGTCTAACGTAAATGATTGGGCAAAAGTATGGCCGACATATTTAAACGATGGTAATTTAGTTGAGATTACAACGGGAGGAAGCACCGTATGGAGTGCGACATTCAGACCTAAATCAGAATGTAAATATACACCGATTCGTTGCGACTTCGTTAACAAGTTTGGAGCATGGCAAACAGAGTGGTTTTTCAAAGCGAGTAACAATTCAATCAGCGTTGAGAACACGGAATATAATTTAATGCCTTCAACATATCCAAGTTATGACGTTTTAGAAGGACAAAGAAAAGTCTTTAACACAAACGCAAAGGAACAGATTAAGGCAAATACTGATTGGGTAGATGAAAGTTTCTCAGAAACGATTAAACAACTCATGTTGAGCGAAAGAATCCTACTTGATAAATCCCCAGTGAAGATAAACACGAAATCAACAGAGCTTTTCAAAAGCATAAACACACACATGATTAATTACCAACTAGATTTTGAATACGCTTACGACACAATTAACTCTGTAGTGTAATGAATAGAAAGATACAAGTATATATCGAAGGACAAAGACTTGAGCTATTCAACGATGAGCAGATTCAGGTTACATCTACGCAACAGAATATAGCGGACATTTCCAAGACTTACACGGACTTTTCTCAGAGTTTCACAATTCCTGCTTCTACTTATAACAACGCAATACTGCAGCACTTTTATCAGAGTGATGTAAACTCCACGATTGACCATAACATACGCAGGAATGCTTTCATAGAGATTGACTTGACTTTCTTTCGTAGAGGTAAAATTCAGATTGACAAAGCACAACTAAAAAACGGACAAGCAGAAAGCTATACTTTACAGTTCTTTGGAGAAGGTAAGACGTTGTTAGATTACTTTGGAGAGGACTTATTATCTGACTTAGATTACACACCTGTAAATCACCTTTACAACGGAGCAGAAGTAAAAGCAAGAATTGAAGACAACGCAAACACGTACGATGTTAAATATCCTTTAATCAGCTCAAAGAGAGTTTGGACTTATGACGGAAATCCTCCGACAACTATTTCACCTGCCTACTATTCTATTCCAACAAATAGTGCACATGATATACATCAGAACGCAGGACACATTCACTACACAGAGTTATTCCCTGCATTAAGAGTAGAGAAAATCTTTGAACAAATTGCAGATAAATACGGGGTTACTTTTAACGGAAACTTTCTAAGTGACGACAGGTTTACTAAATTATTCTTGTGGTATAAAAACAGAAAGGAGTTTAACTTCTTTTCAGAAGCACAACCGATTGACTTCACAAGTTTATCTACATCAGGAAACGATGCAAGTAACGCATTTGATTTAACCGATAATTCTATTCACGTTCAGTATTTAGGATTAAGTCAAGGCAGCCACAATATAATTGTTAACGTCAATTCAATATCGGCAACCACTGGTGCAATTTTAGATGTTTACCAAAATGGGAACTTTATTCAAAGTATGCCATTCAGTACATCGGGTGCATTACCTACAATTACAATTCAAGATACAATTGGATTAGATTCAGTTTACACGTTTAAAGTTAGAACGCATACTGCGGTTACTGTAAATGTTTCAGTTATATACAATATCTCAGCAATAATTGCAGGAGTTTACATACCTTTTGCAATTTGTTCAGCTACTTGTGCTAACAACGTAATGGTGGTAAACACGGATTTGGCTTCTATGTCACCTGTCATGAAGATAAGCGAATTCTTTTCAGGGATATGTAAAGCATTTAACTTAACGTGTTACGCTACTTCAGAGAATGCCTATCAGTTAGAACCTTTGGACGATTGGTACTCAGCAGGAGCTATTGTAGACATCTCAAGATTTGTTGACGTAGATACTATTGACGTAGACAGAATGAAGCTCTACAAGAAGGTAACGATGAAATATCAAAACTCGGAATCATTCTTAAACAAGCAATTTAGTCAATTGTTCATGCGTGAGTATGGAGATACGACTTATCAATATTCTTATGACGGAGATGAGTTTACTTTAGACGTTCCATTTGAGAACTTGTTACAGACGAAATTCACAGGTACAAACTTACAAGTAGGTTATTCTTTAAACAACGAATTTGCTCCGTATATTCCTAAACCAATTCTACTTTATCAGTACGATAACCAAAGCGCTGATTTCCATTTCAATGATGGAACTTCTACAAATACTATTTTGGATTACACGCCATTTGGACAAGACCTTTACACGAACTTAACCAACTACACGTTAAACTTCGCTCCTGACATCTCAACGATTCTTAACGAGCCAGTGCAACAAACATTATTTGGAACGTACTACTTTAGTTACCTGTATAATCTTTACAACTTAAAGCAGAGATTAATCAGCGTAAAAACGATTCTACCTATTGGATTATTGACAGGACTACGTTTAAATGACAGATTGGTAATCAGGGATAAGCGTTATATAATTAACTCAATGCAATCTAATCTAACTACTGGAGAGGTAAACTTTCAATTGATTTTAGACTTCAGACCAATGGTGAATTTAACGCAAACTCCAAACGTAGGAGTAGACGGAGGAGATATTCAGTTATCAATTGACTTTGTTAACGACACTTATTCTGCATCTATTACAACAACATCAGCGGACGTGATAATCGCACCTGATTACATTGAAGCTGCTCAGTTAGTGACAATAACTTTACCGAGTGGAACTGCAGGAACTGTTTACCCAATAGACGTTGAATATACATTGAATTCAGGAATCATAGAAACACGAACCATAAACATCATACAACAATGATAAAGAACATAATCGCAATGCTAGCCATAGACAATTTCTACGGAGTATCAGAGAACATAGACATCGCAAAAGGAAAATACGCTTATACAACATCCTTTCGTAAAATGACACGTCAAGAGAGAAGAAAACACGCACTAAAAAATAAAACTAATGGCTGAAAAGAAAGTAATTGAGATTGACGTAAACACGAAAGAAGCGGTTAAGTCTATGGAGAATCTCTCCAAAGCTACGCATGATGTTTCAGCAAGTTTTGAAGAAGTATATGGTGACCTGCAACCACTCACAACTCGTATGGGTGAAGCTGAGGATAGGTTATATGAATTAGCTAATGCAGGAAAGACCACAACTCAAGAGTACAAGGACTTATTAAAGACCGTAGGAGATTACCGCAAGGTTCAGATTCAAACTGACTTAGCAGTTGACGCTGCTGCCACAACAATGGGTCAAAAACTCGGAGGTGCATTAGGTGGAGTTACTTCAGGATTTAGTGTTGCTCAAGGTGCAATGGGAGCTCTAGGGAGCGAATCTGTAGAGCTAGAAAAAACATTACTTAAAGTACAATCAGCATTAGCAATTCAACAAGGATTCCAAGGAATTAAAGAAGCCATTCCTAGCTTTGTACAATTAAAAAATACCGCAGTCGGAGCATTTCAAGGAATGACTACTGCTAGTAAAGTGTTTGCTGCAACAGGTATTGGATTACTAATAACTGCAGTTGCATTGTTGGTTACGAATATGGATGAGATTAAAAAATCATTTAATTCAGGACTAGCATCTGCACAGAAATACGCGGATAGTACAGAAAAACAAGCAGAAGCAGCAAGACGTGCAGTAGACAACTTTGATGAATACGCTAGAACTTTAAGACGAGTAGGCTTTGAAGAAGACGAGATTAACAACAAGCGTAAAGCAGCTTTCGCAAAAGCTATTAGAGAAACTGAAAATCAATTAAAAGCACAAAAGAAATTATTAAGTGAATCTAAAAAAGGTTTAGAAACTGCACAAGCGTTTGATGCATTTGGTTTAAATGCTACAGGACGTTGGTTATATGGTGACGAAGAAGATGTAAAAGCAAACAGAACCAAAGCAAAAGAAATAGCTGACCAACTTACTAAACTTAAAAATGATAAATACGAGTTTGACGCTGAAGCAAAGAAAGCGAAAGAAGATGCTAAGAAAGAAGCTGAAGAAACACGTAAAGAACAAGCTAAAGAAAATTCTGATAAACGTAAAGAAGCATTAGAGCAAATTAGACAAAATAATCGTGAAGCAACAGACTTATTTAAATCCGAATACGATAAACAAGTTCGTGATATTAAAGAAAAGTACGACGCTCAAATTGCGTTAGCTAAAAAATACAAGCAAGACACAGTTGATTTAGAAAAAGCAAAAACAAAAGAATTAACTGATTTAGAAAACACACAAGCAAAAGACTTATTTACAGGCGAGGAAAAACTTATAGCATTAAAAGCAGGTAGCCTTGCAAAAACTAAAGAATTCCAAGAGCAAGAAAAGAAAGGTTTAGTTGGTATTGCAGAGAATCGTCAAAGATTATATGAATACGAAAAAGCATTAGACGAAAAGAAGAAAAAGAATCAAGCAGATGCGTTAACTGCTACTGCTGACACTTTAGGTCAAATCTCACAATTATTTGGAGAACAAACTGCAGCAGGTAAAGCGGCAGCAATTGCAGAAGCTACTATTCAGATGTTTCTATCTGCTCAGAAAGCGTACACAAGTACAGTTGGTATTCCTGTAGTAGGTCCTGTATTAGCACCAATTAACGCAGGTTTAGCAATTGCAGCAGGTGTTAAAAACATTAAAGCAATTACTAGTGTAAAAGTTCCAAATGACACAGGTGGGGGTACTCCTCCGACAACTACTGCAAGTCAAGGAAATTCTGTAATGTCGCCAAACTTTAACGTAGTAGGAAACTCAGGAATGAATCAGTTAGCACAATTGCAGCAACAACCTACAAAGGCTTACGTTGTTTCTGGTGATATGACAACTGCACAAGCGTTAGACCGCAACAGAATCGAAAATGCAACATTAGTACAATAAAATCGTTAAAAAGTTATGAAAATAGTTGAATTAGTTATTGACGAAAAGGACTCATTGAGTGGAATTGACGCAGTTTCTGTCGTTCATTCTCCTGCAATAGAGGAAAACTTCATTCACTTATCAAAACACGAAGTAGAGTTAAAAGAAGTAGACACGGAAAAACGTATCTTAATGGGTGCTGCATTAGTTCCTGATAAGCAAATCTACCGAGTTAACGAAAAGACGAAAGAGGAATACTACATTTATTTTTCTGCTGATACAGTACGTCAAGCATCGGAGTTATTCTTAATGAACTCAAACCAAAACAACGCTACCTACGAACATGATAAGAAACTGAAAGGAATGTCAGTCGTAGAAAGTTGGATTATAGAGGACGAGAAACAAGACAAGTCAGCTAAATACGGATTCAGTTTACCAAAAGGAACTTGGATGATTTCAATGAAGGTAAACAACGACAATGTATGGAAAGACGTAAAAGCAGGGAAAGTAAAAGGATTTTCTATTGAGGGTTACTTTGCTGATAAGTTAGAAATGTCGCAGATGTCAGAGGATGATATCTTATTGGAAAAAATCAAACAAATAATTATACAAGATGAAAACAACTAAAGAATTAATTATTGCAGATATTACTGCAAAGGTAGAAGCTAAATTAGCAACTCATAAAGTAGAGTTAGCTACATTAGATGAAATAACAACCGCAAGTGAATCAGTAAAAAAACAATATGATTCTGTTTTTCAAAAAGCGATGGCTGCGTTAAGTAATGTTAATGAAGGAGTAAAAATAGGAAATAAAGCATTTTTCGAAGCACAAAAATTCTATCAACAAGGAGTTAAAATTGAACAACAATTAAAAGATTTAGGAGTTCCTGTACCTGCTGATTTTAAAAAATCAATGGACAATCTTTATAAGTATTCACAATTAGAAGGAGAGCAAATTGTAAAAGAATTAAATCAAGTTCAAAAAATACTTGGTTAAAAATAAATACATAAAAAACAAATGAAAGATAAATTTAAAACACCAAGCAACTCTTCACCAAGAGCAGGAAGCAAAAGAGGATGTCTTTGCGAAGATGGAAAATACTCAAGAAAATGTTGTGACGGTAGTTTACAAGCACAAGGCATAGGCATGACTACAGGAACTGAAAGCGTTACGATAACAGTTGATTCAGGAGTAAGAACAACAGTACGTCAAAACGGATAAAAATACAACAGAAATATAATAATAATCGTTTTAAAAGAAAAAACATAAAATGAAAAACACCACAATTAACAAAATCAAAGCACTTCTTGGAATGGAAGTAAATTTAGAAATGATGAAGTTAGCAGATGGAATTACAGTTCTTGAAGCAGACGCATTTGAAATGGATAATGAAGTATTCATCATCACTGAAGACGAGCAAAAGATTCCATTACCGATTGGAGAGTACGAACTAGAGAACGGAATGATTCTAGTAGTAGCAGTAGAAGGAATTATTGCTGAAATCAAAGAAGCAGTAGTTGAAGAAGAAGTTGCTCCTGAAGCAGAAGTTGAAGTTGAGGTTGAAGCAGAAGCTGCACCTGTTGCTCCACAAGCTAAGAAAACAGTTGAATCTATCGTAAAAGAAACATTCTTCTCAGAAATCGAAGCACTTAAAAACGAAAATACTGAATTGAAAGCGAAATTGGAAAGTCTTTCTAAAGTTGAAGAAGTTACAGAAGAGGTAACCGAACTTTCAGAAGAGCCAAAACCAATCAGTTTTAATCCTGAAAACACGAATCAAGTTGAAACTTTCAAGTTTGCTAAAAACAGAGAGCGTAATACATTGGATTCAATCTTAGAAAAATTTAACAAATAATATTAACTAATTAAATCTAACAAAATGAGTTTACAAAAAACAAATCTTGCGACGACAACCAGCATCAGCACTACATATGCGGGAGAATTTGCGGGTCGTTACATCGCTGCTGCTTTGTTATCTGCACCAACATTGGACAAAGGTGGAATCACTATCGTTCCTAATGTAAAATACAAACAAGTTATCAAACGTGTAGCTACTGACGGAATCGTTAAAGACGCTACTTGTGACTTTGATGCTACATCAACAATCACGTTGACTGAAAAAATCCTTCAACCTGAGGAATTCCAAGTTAACTTAGAATTGTGTAAAAAAGATTTCGTTTCTGACTGGGAAGCAATTTCTATGGGTTACTCAGCATTCGAAGTAATGCCGAAAAACTTCACAGATTTCTTATTGGCACACGCTGCTGAGAAAGTTGCTGCTGCAATGGAAACATCTATTTGGACAGGAGCTAACGCAACTGCAGGTCAGTTCGCAGGTATCATGACTCAATTGACTACAGACGCTGCTTTGCCATCTGCTCAAGAAGTTGCAGGTACTACAGTTACTGCTGCTAACGTTATCACGGAGTTAGGTAAAGTTGTTGACGCTTGTCCTGCTGCTATCTACGGAAAAGAAGACTTAACATTGTATGTATCTAACAACATCTACCGTGCTTATGTACGTGCTTTGGGTGGATTCGGTGCTTCAGGTTTAGGTGCTAATGGTTACGACAACAAAGGAACAAACCAAACTTTAGGTGATGTTTACTTTGATGGTGTTCGTGTATTCATGGCAAACGGATTGGCTGCTAACACGGCTCTACTTGCTCAAAAATCTAATTTGTATTTTGCGACAGGACTTTTAAATGATATGAATGAAGTACGTGTTTTGGATATGTCCGAGACTGACGCATCGCAGAATGTCCGAGTGGTAATGCGTTTCACGGCAGATGCTAAATACGGATTTGCATCAGACGTAGTTACTTACGGAATCACAAACTCTGCTAACTAATATTAACAGACAATAATTGAAAGGGGAGGTCAAATGCCTTCCCTTTTTTGTTTAACTTAAAAAATATATAAAAATGGCTTGTGATATCTCAAATGGCAGATTAGAAGTATGTAAAGACGCAGTAGGTGGAATTGACGCTATCTATTTCATCAACTTCGGAGATTACTCTTACCCTGCTGACATTACCTATGCAACAGGTACAGATACAATCGAAGCAATTGCTAACGTAACTTCATTGTACAAATACGAATTGAAAGGAACTAACTCTTTCGACCAAGTAATCACTTCTTCTCGTGAGAACGGAACTTCATTCGTAGAGCAAACGTTATCAGTAGTCTTGAAAAAACAAGATGCTGCTACACACAAAACAGTTAAATTGCTTTCTTACGGACGTCCTCCTGTAGTAGTGAAAACACGTAACAACCAATTCTTCCTTGCAGGTTTAGAGCATGGAATGGAGTTAACAACTGCGAACGTATCAAATGGTGTTGCCATGGGTGACCTAAATGGTTACACCTTGACCATGGTAGGCACAGAAAAATTGTTAGCCAATCTATTAGACGCATCATCTGAAGCAGACTTAGTAGGTTCAATCGGTGACGTATTTGGAGCAACTACAACTATTGTTACTTCATAGTTCTTTTTTCATAGTGATTAGAAGGGGTGGCTTAGGTTACCCCTTTTTCATTTACAACAATATTGTAATATCATCGTTTTAAAATTATGATAGTATTAACGCCTTCTACATCAGCTCAGACTTTTTCGTTTATTCCTCGCTTTGAGAATTACACGACAATGGCAATTACTGATGAACAAACAAACGTGACTACAACAGTTGCAATCACAAGTTCGACTCAAGGTGGCTATGTAAACACGATAACTGCTACTTTTGCTTTAGTAGATAATCACACCTACACACTTTTACTATCTAACGGAACTACTATCTGTCACAAGGACAAAGTTTTCTGCACAAATCAATCCATTGCAACATTCTCCGTAAACGACGGACAATATACTTCTAATGCCACAACAAACACTTTCATAGTTTATGAGTGATAACGTACACATATTAAGCCTAAGTGCTTACACAACGCCTACAATTCAAGAATCTAAAAAAGATAATTGGGTTGAATTTGGCGAGGACAATAATTACTATTCTTTTCTGATTGATAGATACACGAATTCTACAACGAATAACGCTATTATAAACAATATTAGTCGCTTAGTATACGGAAAAGGATTAAGTGCATTAGATGCGTCTAAAAAGCCTAATGAGTATGCTCAAATGATGGCTTTGTTCAACAAAGATTGCGTTCGTAAAATGGTTCTTGATAGAAAGATGCTAGGTCAATTTGCTATCCAAGTACACTACAACGAGAAACACGATAGAATCCTAAAGGCTTATCATATGCCTATTAACTTATTACGTGCAGAGAAATGTAATAAAGACGGAGAAATTACGGGATATTACTACTCTGATGATTGGACAGACATTAAGAAGTTTGCTCCAGTACGTTACTCAGCTTTCGGAACATCTAAAGACAAAGTAGAAATCTTGTTTTCGAAGCCTTACGCAGTTGGAATGAAATACTATTCTTACCCTGACTATCAAGGTTCAGTTCCATACGCACTATTAGAGGAAGAAATAGCAGATTATTTAATCAACGAAGTACAAAACGGATTCTCAGGTACTAAGGTAGTAAACTTCAACAACGGAGTTCCTACCGAAGAGCAGCAGTCAATGATTACTTCTAAAGTCATGAATAAGTTGACAGGTTCAAGAGGACAAAAAGTAATCGTAGCATTCAACGACAATATTGAATCAAAAACAACGGTTGACGATATTCCATTAAACGACGCACCTGAGCATTACACGTACTTATCTGAAGAGTGTTTACGTAAGATTATGCTAGGTCATAACGTAACTTCTCCTCTTTTATTTGGTGTTGCTAGTTCAAATGGATTCTCAAGTAACGCAGACGAGCTTAAAAACTCTGCTGTCTTGTTTGATAACATGGTTATTCGTCCAATGCAAGAAGAGTTATTAGACGCATTTGACACGATTCTAGCGTTTAACGGAATTGCTCTTAAACTATTCTTCAAAACATTACAACCTTTAGAGTTCACAGACCTTGAAAACACGCAAACTGAAGAACAAGTTGCAGAAGAAACAGGTACTGAACTATCAAAACAAGACGCATTAGACAATCAAATTGCTGACGCATTGATTGAATGTGGAGAAGTAGTTGATGAAAATTGGATTTTGATTGACGAATTTGAAGTTGATTATGACCAAGAAGATGCAATTGACTTAGAGATTGAAAACGCAAACAACAAAAAACAATCATTACTATCCAAAGTTTACAATTTTGTTTCTACTGGTACTGCTAATCCTAGAGCGAAATCAGAACAAGACGCAACAGTTGATGGATTTAAATTTATGACTCGTTACCGATACAACGGAGGTATAAAAGAAAATTCACGTGAGTTCTGCAAAAAGATGGTAGCTGCTGATAAAGTATACCGCAAGGAAGACATCGTTAGAATGGGTTCTCAGGTAGTTAATGCAGGTTGGGGTGCTAGAGGTGCTGACACTTATGACATCTTCCTTTACAAAGGTGGAGGTTCATGTCATCATAAATGGATGCGTCAAACATTTGTAGCATTTGAACAAGGACGTGGAATAGACCCATTAAGTCCGAATGCAAAAACAATCAGTACAAACAAAGCAGAGAAAGCAGGTTACCGAGTGAGAAATCCACAACAAGTTGCCATGCGTCCTGTAGATATGCCGAATCAAGGCTTTTTACCAACTAACAAAAGATTCAACTAATGGCAGAAGCTCTATTCATAACACGCGAAGACATCGTTAAATTTACTGCACTAAACGGAAACGTAGACACAGATAAGTTTATTCAGTTCGTTAAAATCGCACAGGACATTCATATTCAGAATTACTTAGGAACAAAGTTATTCCAAAAGTTACAAGCTGACATCATCGCAGGAACGCTTACAGGTGACTATCAAACGTTGGTTGTTACATACGTGAAGCCGATGTTGATTCACTGGGGAATGGTGGAATACTTACCTTTCGCAGCTTATACAATTGCAAACAAAGGAGTTTACAAACATTCATCTGAGAACTCAGAAAACGTAGACAAAAACGAAGTAGACTATTTACTTGAAAAGGAACGTAACATTGCTCAGAACTACACACAAAGGTTTATTGATTACATGAGTTTTAACCAACAATTGTTCCCTGAGTATCGTTCTAATAAAAACAGCGACGTGTTCCCTGATTCAATGAATAACTACGTATCTTGGTATATATGAGAAAACGGATTAAACTAGGTAATTACAAACCAAAAGAAACTAATGTAGAGAAACTTCGTGTTTTTCTAGCTAAACTAAACACACAACAAAATGGCAAATAGTAACGGATGGGGTGACGGAGCATCAAACAACTCTATAGGTTGGGGTCAAGGAGCTGTCAATAACAACATCGGATGGGGTGACTCTCATTTCAAATCATGGGCAGGATTAACTGATATTATCGGAAGCATCATTGTTCCTATTGTGTCTAACTTCTCATCTCGTGTAACAACAGACGGAGGAACTATCGAAGCAGAATCTTGTTTATCTTCACAACTAACAGCATTAAATAATATAGCATGAGTTTACTAACACAAGCGAGTTTAGTAGTTACACCAAACGCAAATAAGTCGGGTAAATTATATTCCGTGATTCCGTCGAATGGAAACGGAGATTTCACGGTAACTAGAGCAACTACAGCAACACGAACAAATTCAAGCGGACTGATTGAAACAACAGCTTCTGGAATGGTAAGACGTGACTACTCACTAGGTAGCTGTCCTAACTTATTGCTAGAGCCACAGAGGACGAATCTAGCGTTGCGAAGTGAGGAGTTTGACAATGCTACTTGGTTTAAAACAACGGGTATTGTTGTTACGCCAAACGCTCTTATTTCTCCTAGTGGAGTTTTAAACGCTGACTACATACAATTCGGAGCATCAAATAGACTTATTTCTCAAACTACATCTTTAGGAATTGGAATAGTTTCAACGGGTTCAATATATGTAAAAGGCGTTGTAGGTGAAACAATAACATTAGGAGTTGGAGGTATTGATACCTTATTTACATTAAATGGAAATTGGCAAAGAATAGAGTCTACAAAAACTTCGGTTAATTCATCTTTAAATATCAATACATTTGGAGGAGCTACTGCTAGGAATATTTACCTTTGGGGCGCACAACTCGAAGCGGGAGCATACGCAACGTCTTACATCCCTACTACTTCAGCTAGTGTGACAAGGAATGCTGACCAAATATCGCTTGGAAATGTATATACGAACGGACTTATTTCCGCAAGTGGAGGTACTTGGTTTTTAGAAATTAGAAATAATCTTGCTAGAGTTAGAGATGCAGGTTCTTACTCTTTATTGTTAGGTGATAGTACAGTAGCTTTACCTAATGCTTTTACTATTAGAAGTGCTACAGCAGGTGTTTCTTCAAGGCTTATCATTGCTAAAATTGTAGCAACAGTAGAAACCAATCTTTACACGACTTTAACTGATACGGTGAAAATAGCAATTAAATGGAATGGGACTACTGCAGATGTTTTTGTAAATGGTACAAAGGTTGTTTCAAGTACAGCTTACACACCAACTACAATGCAATTTATATACGCAAATGGAAATGATATTCCAAAGACCATCAACCAAATGGCACTATTCCCAACACCATTAACGGACACTCAATGTACACAACTTACAACGCTATGATATATAAGCTGACATTTACAGACAAAAAGACCGCATTGGAAGACCTAAACACGAAAGGTATTCTAGTTGACGAGGCATACGGAGAAGGAGTTCACGCAGTAGTTGAAATCGGTGTTATTGCATTGGATGAAAACACGAACGCTGAAGGATACCACTACGATGTAATGAGCGACTTGGAATATGACTTCGGTTTAAACTTGGTTACTCCTTTGAATCCTAAACATACATTTGCGGGATATGAAATCTAAATTATCAATTCTCGTCTTTTCGTTGTTTACAATCTTAACTCCTGTAAAGCCGCTTGTAATAATCGCAGTTCTAGCAATCATTTTAGATACGTGTTTCGGAATTTGGCGTTCAGTTAAAAAAGGAGGATGGAAATCAATTCGCTCCCGTAGACTATCTCACACGATTTCTAAGACACTTTTGTATAGTGGAGCTATCGTTTTTGTGTTCCTACTAGAAAAATACGTTGTAGCTGATATTCTTGCACATTTCATTGCTATTGATTTGTTGCTCACAAAAGCATTTACGTTCTTCTGCGTTTACACGGAAGTAAAGAGTATTAACGAAAGTTATCATTCAGTTACTGGAGTTAACGTATGGGACAAGTTCAAGTCATTTGCAAAAAGAAGTAAAGAAACCTTAGAAGATTTAAAATGACACTAATAGAAAAGTATGTTGCCTTTACTAAGAAGTGGGAAGGTGGACTATCTAAAGACAAAGCAGATTCTGCATCTAGCTATCCATGTCCAACTCCTTACAAGGGAAAAAC